ACATGCCGACTGTCACAGTCGAGGCAATGGCAGAATCACGCGGTATTTTTATTTCCCCGCTGCCTGCTTCGTTCAACTCCAAATATAAATTACCGCCGTCACTTGGAAGGATACCAAGCACAGTAGTAAAGTCATCGTCAAGTAATCGCCATTCTACGGGATCAGTGTCGCTCATGTCATCCTTATAGGTAAGGGGCGTTGAAAGTAACTTTCACCGTCCCCGTTGTATGTGTTGCATCTGCAATAGACAGAGTGTTATCGCCAGTGTTGAACACCATCAAGGCACTGGCTCCGCTATGGGTAATGTTGCCGATGACGTTCGCGCCCAAGTCGTTTGTAGCAACATACTCGCCAGTGGAATTGGTCGAGATAGTCACTACTCGCGGGCTGGCTATTGTGCCTGTGTAAGTTAAAACGCACCCGTTGGTCGAGTTCGTGATAACAGTATTCGACAATGGGCCAGTGAGAATAATGGTCGCGTCGCGCTCTTCTATAGTGCCTGGGTTCGTAACCGTCATGGCTTTTGGATTCGCGTTTATGGTTGTGGTGTTGTCGGCTATGGCTGTTGAGAGGCGGAAGAACGGAGTAGCCATCATAAAATCAACAACGACCCGTGCCATTGTTTGAATACGTCTTACTTGTAACTGCTTTTCAACTCTAGCAAGCACCGTCTTTGTTGTGCCGTCCTCGTAGGTGATAGACAGTGTTTGTGCTTGCATCGGTGAAAATAACAACTGCATTGCTTTTAGTTTTGTTTCCAGTGCAGAGAGCGTATTTTCTTTTATTGCAATCCCAAAACTTATTTCTCTCTCATCGTAGTATTTATTGACATCCAATGTCCCATGACGAAAGGCAATCTTTCGGTTATTTCCCCTTCTTTCTGGAATATCAAGATAACTGTCAATCATCGTGACATTTCCGAAAGTTGATAGGTCTGTGCCTCCAAAAGAAAAGGTTGTCATTAGTTGGTAACTCCAAGATAACTGAGTTTAAGCAGTGTCTTTCTTACACTTTCTTCGGTTGTTTCGCCTGTCGGGTTATTGATAATGACAGTCATTCCATTACTACCACTCTCTACGGCTGTTTTTTGCGACCCTGTACCCGTAACGTTCGGGATTAGATCGAGATTAGTTTGCAGGTTCGGGAGTTGCTTGTTTGAAAGCAAACTCATTGCAGAATTTACGCCGCGCAATCCCATTTCAAACGGGGTCGGGCTGCCTGGGGTTAGGTCATCTGGAAGCTTTACCTTCAAAAATGTTGCAGCAAGTTCCAAGAGTTTAGAAATCAACTTACCAATTTCGTTTACTATATTCTTGAACGCCCATTGAATAATGAACCATAGTTGTTTTACTGTTGTAGTGATCCCGCCAAAGTTATTCTTAAAGGCTAGATAAACAAGATATACAGTAGCGGCAACTAATAGAAGCGGAACAATCCACGCGGCATTTGCAACAATAAACGCACCAATGGCGGGGATAGCCGTAGCAGTGATAAACGTGAAAAGTGTAGTTAATGCAGGTGTAAGCACGCCAACCGCCGAAGTAATCCCGCCAATAACAGTGGTAACAGGCCCCGCCGCCGCCGCAATTCCAGCCAGCGCAATAATAGTATTCTGCGTGGCGGGTGTTGCTGCAGCAAACTTTTCGATTAAAGGCGTGATAGCTTCCATCAGCCTTATCAATACGGGTATAAGCGCAACGCCTATTGTTTCTTTCATGTCGTCAAGCTGGTTTTTGAATTGCTCGAATTGTCCTTGAGTTGTTGCACCTGCCGCCTCTGCTACTCCGCCGATTTCCACGGCCAACTCATTCATAATAATAGCCTGAGCCGAAGCGACATCACCAACCGCCATAAATGACTCAATCTGCGCCTGTTGCTCATCTGTCAGCATGACACCAATTCGGCGCAAAGCGGTAACGCCTGAAATCGGGTCGTTCAATGCCTTGCCTAAAGTGATCGCCGCCTGACTTGCATCCATGCCGAATTTTTCAGCCATATCAAGCGCGGCCATTGTCGCGTCTGGGAAAACGTCTTTCCCGATATTTGTAAATGTAAGCAACATCCCCTGAGCAGACATTACCGCTTCATCTGAAAACTTTGTAACTTTTTGGAGTGCCGCTGCGTTTTTTGTGAGTTCTTCCAACGTAACACCAGCAACGCCGCCAGTAGATTTTAGGACAGCTTCAAGATCCGCCATTGCCGATTCCGCATCCATCGCGGATTGAACAGATGAAGCGCCAAACGCAACAATCGGCAATGTAAGACCAACGGTCATCATATTGCCGACTTTTTGCATCTGTCCGCCTATCTTCTGCATATTTCCAGCAAAAGACATTGCAGACTTTTCCGCGCCCGTGATTCCTTTTTGGAAATCTGCTGTATCTACACCAATAGATACCAAGAGACTCATTAAAGTGTTAGCCATCGCGTAAATCTTCCCCGCCGTTTGCAATCGTGAGCATTTGGGCGATTTGTATCATCTGTTCTGGTGTCTGTTCTGTTCGCTCAAACTGCGGCATGAAGTCCTCTGGTTTATAAGCCTTTTGGTTTTTGCCTCGGTTGACATTGGCAACGGTTGAGGCAGTTATTGCATGGCCTAAGTATTCTGTCTCTACTCCGAACGGTTCAAGCGTTGAATACGCCATCCATTCTGTTAGTTCGTGACTGGATACTCTCTCTAATAATTCTGCTACCGTGCAGCCTAACTTTAGGGCTAGGCGGAAGCAGAATCTTCTAAAGGGTTTTCACTCAGCCCTTCGGCGAGTTCCTTTACATCCTGCTCACCAATCCCTGAAAGTCTTTGAGCTACTGAAAAAATGCGCTGTAATGCTACTGCTGATTTTGTAGCCAGTTTTGCTATGTCTGCATCACTGAAAAGGCGCGCGCCTTGTTCGTCGCAAATGGTCATGCTTGCAAGTTTTGCGCGGATATTGACCATGTTTACGGTTTGGTCTTTTCCTTTCATCTGTACAATGGACGCTTCAAACTTGTCACGCTCTGCGCCATTCATACCGCGAACATACACATCTCCACCCCATTCAGGAACGGGGACAAGTTCGGTTTTTATGTCTTGCGCTTGCAGGATGCTATCTTTGTTAAGTATCATTGTTGGTACTACTTTCTCCCGTAAAAACGGGACTATGTGCCATTAGGCTAATGTTGGTTGTCCAGTCAGTTTAAGTGTTACAGTGGCGGTCAATGCGCCGTCATGTGGGGCGGTAGGTTCAAAGCCAGTAACGAAAGCCGTAAAAGACCAAGTTGTCGTATCAGGAAATACAATAGAATAAGTTTGACTTGCGCGAGAAGCCAGGTCGTAAAGTAAACCACCCGAAGCGTATTTATGAGTCGCGGCGGCAGGGTCATAAGCCAGGTCTAGTGACACCTCACCACTTCGTAGGATTGTTACAACATGTTCTTCCCATGCGGCGGTTGAGTCGTGAGAGGTTACGTCCTCAGTGTCAGCCGCAAGACTTGGGCCACCAATGTTTGTAACGTATGCAATAGCGGTTGAACTGCGCTTAAATTGAGTACCAAATGCTGCTTGTTTTGCCATTGTTTATTTTCCTTATGCTAGAATCGGCGCACCCGTGATCTTTAGGGTTGCGGTTGCTGTTAATGCGCCGTCATGCGGCGCGGATGGTTCAAACCCTGTTACGAGTGCGGCAAACGCCCACGCAGTCGTATCAGGGAAAACGATTTCAAATCCAGTAGGCTGGCGGGATTCCAGGCGTGACACAAGCCCTGTTGAAGCATCATGTGTTGAGTTTTGCGGGTCATACACAATGTCTAACGAGACTTCGCCAGTCCGTAAAACCGTCACAACATGCTCTTCCCATGCGCCTGTACTATCGTGCGTTGTGACATCTTCCGTATCAGCCGACAAACTAGGCCCGCCAATGTTTGAAATGTAAGCAATCGCTGAAAGAGACTCGCCTGCCGTAGTGTTTGCGGATGTTGCAGCCGTGGTTAGGCCCGTGCAAGTATCGTTGTCAATGGCGATATTCAAAGTGCTATCATTTTCCATTGGTATTTTGCGGGTCA